CTTTGAGATTAAACTGTTTTCGAGTCGCGGCGTTAATTTCCTTCTTTAAATTTTCGAGCGATACATTCGTATTCTTGAAACGAGTGATAAAATCCGACTTGTCGAGGTTGAGATTTTTGACATAGGCGAGTAATTCGTTGAGTTCTTTGGCACGTTTCGTATTTTTTAGATTTTTCTCCATAGTCACCACATTCTCACGCAATTTGGGAATGTTAACATTCTTCAGACGCATACGATTGATAAATACAGTCTGTTTGTTGGGTGGAAGGGTACTTTTCCTCACGAAGTTTATGAAACTTTCCTTATCCTGTTCGAGGATGGTATTTGCCTCGCGTTTCTTGTTTTCACTCTTTTTGATACCCGCTTCCTCTATACGTTTTTTGAGGGGGACTAAACGGTCCAAAAACCTGAGGTTACTGATGGCCCGTGAAAAATTAGAACCAACGTTTTGTTCATTGGAAAGTTTAGATAAGGCCACCTTACTTGCTTGTACTATATCTAACTTGACAACGTTAAGCGCTTGCATGGTACTCGCACCGGATATGGCACCAGCGAACGACTCATAAATTCCAATCTCCTTCGCCAAATTGGTGAGTCTATCTTTTTCATTAGAAAGTTCGGCCATTAAGCGCCTCTCGCCAGCCTTTTCTATCGTATTCTTGAGTGCATTAGCCTTGTCACCCGTGTCGACAGCTTTGATCTGTTTCGCAAAGTTTTGGGCGACACCTAATTTTGTCGCAATCTCCGCGAGCTCCGCGCGCTTACCGGCTATGCCTTTCAGAACCTTTACCTTTTTCAATTGTTTAGCCTCTTCTATGAGATTCTTCACGGCAAATTTACCAGTTTTGAATTTATTCAAAATTTTAGACTGGTTCACTTGACTGATACCAAGGTTCTTGATAGACTCGCGGAGCAGTTTCCTCTGTTTTGAGATGCGTTCAGAAGCCTTTTTCTTTTCGAGCTTCTTTGCATTCTCGACGAGGGTTCGTATGGTATTCTTTCCATCGTCAAACTTTTTGAGAAGAGCATTCTTATCGGTTTGATTGATCTGGATACCTTCGAGACTCTTGGTGAGTCTCGCACGACGAGTGCCTACGTCTTGTTTCTTACGGTACGCGGCAATTTTCTGTCCCCTCTCGTACAGTTCATCCAAATTCGATTTGTTGTTCACTGTATCTAGAAGTTGGTACAGGTCGTCGTAATTAAGATTTACGTTCGCGAGACGACGTTCGAGGTCGCGTCTCTTTTTATTTATCTCTTCCGAACGTCGACCCTGGTGTAATGCCAAGGCTTCCCTATAAAGAGTTTGGGGATCTACTCTACCCTGTTGAACCCTCTGTTGGTAAGACTCGATTTCTGACTTACTAAGAAAAGGTAGTGCAGTCAGCCTTACTCTGAATGTATCCACATTCATTTATAATAGGCTGATAAAAAAGTATATCCCTTGTTGAATAACCGTATTTTTTCTTCATAATCCATACCAAAATCAAACACGTTCGTATCTTCTACATTGATTTCTACTATCTCTATTGGTGCGTCGTACGTGACACGGTTCGAAAGAGCCGATCGTACGAGCGTCTCTACAAACTGTTTCGGTGTTTCTATGTCGTCTTGATACATTCGGTTCATTTTAATTTTTATGCACGTAATCTCGTGCGCCTTTTTATCATAAAACGGTGAAAGCGGAAATTCCTCTTTCATCCCTCCATCTACATACGTATTACCATTGTATTTACCACATGCAAAAATAAACGGTACAGCCATACTCATACACACGGCGTCTATGACTTTCATGTCTGGGTGTGTATCCTTTGAAAAATAGACCGTCTCAGATGTGTTCATACAAAACGCTGATACGTATATTTTTGTCTCCAATTCTTCAAACGTGGGATCCGAACCACAAATTTCAACCAATTTCTTACGTATAGGAGCCATGTCAACAAATCCAAATTTGTTAAAAAAGGAGCCTATACGTATCTTAACAAAATTGGGGATATTGAGTTCGAGTGAAGTTTCGAAAATTTCATCAATAGACATCCCAACTGCTAAAAATAGAGCCAATATGGCACCCGCGGAAGATCCAGATATCTCTTTAACCTCGGCGAGCTGTGTCTCTCGAGCCTTCAACGCTCCTATGAGAGAATATATACCCATGGAAGCTGGTCCCAGTACCAAGTACTTCATCCTCCTACTTAGTAGAATTGAGGAAATTGACGCCTTAAAAGCGCAAACACGAGCGCGAATACGATCGAGTGCACGAGAACGGCGTTCAGGCTGGTCTGACCGGAGCGGAGGACGCCGCCGGATCCAGGGGGGAGGGTGAGAAGAAGACCAGGGCTCAACGCGAGGAAGAGCGCGGTGCTGACGATGAGATCGTTCCTGGTGAGAACAAGACCCATAGCCCGGGCGATGAGGCTGTATACGAGGAAGAAGACGAGCGCGTGGAAGAAGATGGCCATCTGACTGGTTTTGCGGTTTCCGAAAGAAACCTTGGAGCCGTCGGTGGTCAGAACAACACCGGGGCTCAGTGCGAGAAAAAGAGCCGCAGGGATAGCCACTTTTTGAGCAGTAAGATTGGGGGGAAGCATTTAATATATACCCATAAAATTTTTAGCAAAGTCTACAAAGTGGTAAAATGTTGCACCACGCATCATGTATCCATGAAGACCATTTTCATTGATACAGCGCCTGAGACTTTTCCAAATGTGAATGAGTCTCTCTTCATACCATCTGGTTTGTTCCTGATAGTCCCATGTCACACGTTCGTGATACGTGTCATGATCCATGTGACAGAACTCCACAAAATCACAAAACTTCCCGGTGTGGTTGATATGGGCGTCGTACATGAGTGTGTTAATCATGTTCCACATGTATCGTAATTCATCTGAGTATTCGACTTCCCAGTCTTCAATATTCAGAGGAGTGTCATCGATGAAATCATCGTCATCACTGGCGTCGTGTTCGAATCCAGTGGACGCTTCGTATACGTATTGGCTCCAGACCATTGTTAATTACTTATCTTCTTTCTCGGGCTTATCTTTTATACCGGTTAATGAGAGTGATGTTGACTCCTTCGTCTTTAGGTTATCCTTGATTGCGTTTAAAGCACCTTCGACCTTGGCCTCATCACCTGCGAAAAACACAAGTAGACCATCCTTGATCGCATCTTTGTTCATACTGCCCTTTCTGACAGTTTTACGAATACTAATTTTCCCTTTCCTGAGGTTAATGGTATCAATACCCTGGGAAACCATATGTGTCTTGACCGCCTCTTTGAGCCGCTTCTCTTCCTGGTTTAGGATTTTGATATCAGATTTCGCTTCAGAAAGTTGTTTTGTAAGTTCTACGAGCTTGGAGACGCTCTCGGAAAGTTCGTTAGAAACGGTAGTCATTATTAAACAGGTCTAGTGTCTAATCTTTAAGCGCACAAACCACGCTGCATGGTGTCGGGAACAATGGTAGAGTTGTTCCAAACGTAGGGGTCCTTGGGGTTAGGAGGATCAGCCCTGATCTGCTGGTTGGCGTTGCGGAGAGCGCCACCGACAGTCTCGGGGAAGCCAACCTGCTGACGAGGCTCGAGGAAGTTCTGCCCCTTGAGGATGTCCTCTGGGGCGAACTCACCAAAGTCCTCATCGGAAGCCACCTCGCGGGGGAGGAGGGAGGAGGCAAGTCCGGTACCCTTGTTCATGCCACAAGCAGTAGCAGAGGCAGCTGGGGCAGCGGCGGGGCCGTTGGAAGGGGCCGCACCGAACGCCGAGTACTCACGCTCGACGATCGCGTAACCAGACTTGGAGTTCATGTTGAATAGAAGAAAAATGAGAACAGCGATGGCCACGAGCATCATGATGGTTTGCCTACGACCCTTGAACATCGACATCTTTTATATACTATTAACAAATTTTTTTATTCTTCTTGCTCATCGACAAATGCATACCCGTCTGGGTATACATCGAGAATTGGATCGGGGTGTACCTTGACCTGGACAACATTCCACGAAGAACCGAAAGCCTTCTTGGCGAACCACAGTCCGGCAAATTCGAGAATGACATTGCACATTTTACCGGTCTGCACCGCCTCAAAGTCGACGACCTCCTGCTGTGCATCGAATACCTTGGTCGCCTCGATACGATCGCCTGTGAGCTGACCGTTGACTACACTGGGGGTGTACGCACCCTTGATGACCGTATCAGAGAGCTTCTTACCGAACCACGATTCACAGTTCTCATTCGCTGCCTCGAGGTTAGCCGCGTCGACATCCTCGATCTTCTTGAGGTTAGCCTCAGATGTGAGGTCAAAAACAACCTCGCCTGACACGTCAGCAATCTTCACGTTGTTGAGCTGAATGAGACACTTTCGCTTGGTGTCGTTGAGAGTCTTGACGAAATAAAGGCCATCTTCACCCTTAGCAGGAGCGTTGTAAATCATTTATGTTTATGTTGTGTCTTATTTCTTTAACCCAACAAAGGGTATGGCAGCCGATTTATTTAACACGTTCTTATCTACCCACATGTTTCGCCTGGGTTTGAATCCATATAAAGTGTTCGAGACGTTGAAATTCTTTGGTAAAGTTTTAGAATTCTTCGGTCTGAGGTTAAACTCATTCTTAACGTAAGAATTATTCATAACATTCTTCCACGTCTGCGAACCGAGATTGAAACGTTTGTTACCACTTGACTTTTCATATCCGTTCACCTTGGTGTTTTTGACCGCACTCTTGAAACCGTAGACCATTTGCTTAGAAAGACGGTCATCTGAAGGTTTCGTCGTAAAATTCTTATATTTGTAAGGGTCGATGCGTTTAGCCTGGTTCATGGAAACACGTGCATTTTTCTTTGTGGCCGGGGCACCTTTTCGAATAATCTTTCCGCGTACACGTTTAAACACGTCTTCCATGGAATCGGACATCTTGACGCGTTTATCAAAGAGACGAGCTAACCTCACGAGTCTCTGGCGATCCTTTTCCTTCTTTTCTGGACGAAGTTTAAGTTTCTGCATGAGATAGATATCTTCTATCAAAAACTCCTTGCTCGCGATGTATACCTTGTTATTCGTCACGAGTTTACCGGTTTCCAAATTGCGATACGTGATACCCCGACGCCTAGAAAGAACGACCTCGTAGCCAAACTCTTTTGGACGCATGAAGGGTATATCGAGAACGCCACCAATATTTAAATCTTCTATCTTACCGGATTGTGGGGAAAAGTACCGAATATTCATGTCCAGAGCAAACAATTCCACGTCTATGAATACGTCACCCTTCGCTGGTTGGTTCGTCGAACCGGTCTTTTTCTTCTTGATGAGTGTGTACCGACGTGTGATGAGGGGAACTCCCTGTTTGAAATTGATACCCAAAAATTTGAATATCTTAGGATGTTTCTTACGCATGCTTATGAGTCGTCGCTTTACGCGGGGTCCTAGGCGTTTGGCGATCTCTCCCAGTTTGTCCCATAATATAAGTTTTGTGGCTTGAAGCTTACCAAAGTATTGTGGATTCACGGACATTCTAGGAACAAATTTCGCGTCTATATCACTGGTGACAATTCGATCGTTATAATCGACATACAGATTGAAGGCTTCTCCTCCACTCACGATGACATCACCCATATTTTTCATGTGTTCAGATATCTCACCGATAGTCTCTATGATTATGTCTCGAATGGAATCGGTCACGAGAACATACATGATTTTTTCAAAATCCTTTTTGCTGTGTGTGTTGTGTACACGAGCCCTGAACTTACCGAGATCTCTCTGAAGATTTCGGTCGTAATATTTTTTCAGTTTACCATCATTGAAAAGTAAATTTTCATTCAAAAATTTTTCGATGGTGGATTTCGAATATATTTGTTCATCCATTATTATATTGTGACATAATAATATGGTCTGCAGTCTGATAGACGAGTGTAGGTGTTACGCATACGAAGATGAACAGAAACAGTTTTGTGGAGCGCGTCACGGACCCGTGGTGGAGCCGTGTGAAGAAGACTGTTGTTTCGGGGGGTGCCCTGATGACGGTAGTCGCCAACCGTTTAGAATCATACGCCGTCCGAAGAAGGTGGGGGTGGCGGAGAAGTTTGACCAGGTCGGAATATCCGTTTTAATACTCGTGTTAATCACGGTTCTTTTTGGTCTACTTTACATCGACTTAAAGATTAGGTCCGTAAGAAAGATATAATGTCTCTTGAAACCATTCAGACCGAACTTGCCGCTCTCCGTAACGACGTAAAGACCCTCACCAAGCTCATCCGCAAGATTAAGAACACCCAGGAGGATCCCAATGGCGAGAAGGCGAAGAAGCGCGCCGAGAACAACGGATTCAACCGTAAGCAAGATGTGACACCTAAGTTGCGCGAGTTTCTTGGACTTCCCGAAGGCGAGCTCATCTCTCGCTCCGAGGTTACCAAGTTTATTAACAAGTACATCACTGAGCAGGGTCTTAAGCACCCCGAGAACGGTCGCCAGATTATCCTCGACGACAAGCTCCGTGATCTTCTCGCGCCTCCCGCTGACGTCCAGGTAACTTACCTTAACCTCCAGAAGTATCTCTCCCCTCATTACGTCAAGAAGGAAGAAGAGAAGGCTTAAAAAATAAAAACGTACATTAAATAACAACATGGCCAACTTCCTTACCAAAGAAAAGGCTGAACAACTTGTTGGTACAAAGATCAAAAACCTTGATTTGTACCAAAAGGCTTTTACTCATAAATCTGCTCTCAAAGAGTATGAACAATTTACTGAATCATTTGAGACCCTTGAATTTATTGGTGACTCTGTATTAGGGTTCGTCATCACTAAATTCCTGTTTGACCGTTTCGAAAGTCGCCAAGAAGGTTTTCTCACGAAGGCTCGTACTAAACTGGTTAGAGGCGAAACTCTCGCTAAGATCGCCGCTGGTTTGGGTCTTAATGAACTCGTCATCATGGACGAGAAGGGTATGCGCAACGGTTGGAATAATAATACGAAGATTTTGGAGGATGTTTTTGAGGCTTTGATAGGTGCGATCTATATGGATATAGGTCTCATTCACGCTAAGGAATTTATCCTTCGCATCTACCAAGATTCGAAACTCGTCGATATGAATTCTATCATGGTTGATGATAATTACAAGGACCATCTCATGCGACACTGCCAAGTGAACGGATGGCCTCTTCCAGAGTACCGCGTGGTTGCTCATCATGAAGGTATCTTTTACATAGACATTTACATAGATAACTTGTTTCGTGCGAGAGGTGCCGCTAAAAGTAAAAAACAAGCTGAGCAAAATGCAGCCCAAATGTATTTTCAGGTCTTAGATGAACTTAAAAGATACAATTTTAATTAATTTAATATGCATCCGAATGTTAAAGCTCTCATAGAACGTGAGTATGCGGCCCAAAAATCGGAAGAATGGCTCGCCTTACGCGGTAAAATGCTGACCGCCTCCGACGCAGCGACAGCTATAGGTAAAAATCCTTACCAAACACCGGAAGAACTACTCCTTAAGAAATGCGGTCTCGGTGAGAAGTTTACCGGTAACGCGGCAACGAAGCATGGAGAGAAATATGAAGATGAGGCCCGTATCCTATATGAACAGCGTCACGGAGAGGTTGTTCATGAGATTGGACTTGTACCCCATCCCGAACATAATTGGTTGGGTGGAAGTCCCGACGGGGTGAGTGAAAGTGGCAAACTCGTCGAGATCAAGTGTCCTCCTCAGCGAAAGATTGTTCCGGGGGAAGTACCCGAGCATTATATGCCACAGCTCCAACTTTGTATGGAGATATTAGACCTAGATGAAGCAGATTTTATTCAATACAAACCCGCGGAAACTAATTGGCCATTGCCAGAAGAATTCGATGTCGTTAACGTAAAGCGCGACCCCGAGTGGTGGAAAACGTACCTCCCAATCATGAAGGAATTTTGGGACAAGGTTCTCTACTTTAGGGAACACATAGACGAACTTCCGAAACCTAAGTTGAAGAAAACTCGAAAGAAAAAGGAGAAAGAACCAGTCCTGTGTGAGATTCAAGCACTCTCAGACGAAGATCCTTACGAGGATGATTAACGAACAGTACGCGTTGGCTACGGCTAACCTCAAAGGCCGTCTCTTTGTGCCCTACCAAAGAGACGGTGTGCGGTGGATGCTTGGAATGGAGGGGCAGACCTCCGGACCAAAAGGGGGATTTCTTTGTGACGAA